AGTTGCAAGATTGATAATATTATCACACATGTAGTCTGGCATCAAACGACCGCCATCATACTTGAGATACATTTTTGCACCGTCGCATGACTTCATATCTTTTGTTTCATAAAAGCCATAGCAGGCATCAATGGTATCTTGTTGATTGGCTTTGACATATGCAATCAATCGCTTTAGTGCAGCAATATCGTTCTTGAGTCCTGGAACAAAGACATGAATGTGACCATGATTGACACATGATGTGGTTGGTTGATTGCCATATTCAAGAAACATCTCATAGAGTTTCATTACACGATCAACTTGTTCCTGCCAAGTCTTAGTTGGCATCATATTCACTTCACCACCCATCCATGGCTCTTTGCCGAGTGGATCACATGCACGATATTCAAACGGTGGACGAAGATTTACAATATCTGTTTCAGCATATTCCCACTTACCAAGAGTTGGTGGAATACTCATACGACGATCAATGTCACCCCACTCAATCTCAGCACCATATGTAAATGTATTCTTATCGTACATGCTGTAAATCCTTTGCGTTGTCAATTTCTACAAATTGTTTTTGAAAGATTCCTTTGCCCATCGTTGTATATGCATTCATTCCAATTTCAATTGGATCATGCAAGCCAGCACGCACAGCAATGTCTTTCGTAGAAGTAATTATACCGCCATTTGTTAAAGAAGTAAAATATATTGGACGCTTGCCATTGCGATAGAAACGCAATTTCTTTTCTTTGTATAGTTCAACTACAGCCATTGAAGCATTAGCAAACTCAATCAGTGGAGATTTATTTGCTTGTAGTGTATGTACAATCAACTCAGAATCATTTCGAGTTTTGCAATCATAACCATAAAGATCTTTCCACTTTTCTGGCATCTCTTGGCTTACAACACCATTGTGTACAATTGCAACATGATCATTCCAAAGTGGTTGATTGTAATCGAGATCAGAGGTTGAATAGCGGCAATGACCAATTAGATATAGATTGCCATCTTCGTTAATTGTATTTTTCAAATTAAATACTTCGAAGAATTTTCCAGCAGGATTGGCAGAAATAAAAGTATGAATGCGATTTTCTTTTACCCAAGAAGCACCAGTTGCATGTAATCCACGAATGCTAGATTCATAGAAAACTTTAGTGAGTGTGTCCAAGTCAAAAGCACTTGGCTCTTCGATGTAAGCACCAATGACTGCGCACATATTAAGCGAACAAATCTTCTAGGGTAGAAATCTTTTCGTATGCTTTTGGATGGTACTTTTCGACCATTTGTCTGCCACCATTTTTCTCCAAGTAGTCATACCACTCTGATTCTTCCCACATTCCTTCGGAAATACCGTTCCAAAGACGTCGTTGGAGTCTGTGTTCTTTGTTCTTTCGACGTGACTCAACATAATTAAATCGATGATCTTCATACTCTTTGCTCCCAAGTTCAAGCATCTTCTCACGCAAATAACAAACAAGACTTACACGCTCTGCGGTTTCATCTTGCAATTCAATAGGTGTATTGCCATGAATGTACTCATGATTATTGACGAGCAACAGATCTCCTGGACGCACATTTACAGCAATGCGAACTTCTGGAAGAATGAGATATCCACCTGTATAGTTGCCATTATTAGACAATACAAGTAGATTGCTCAGACCATTTGAAAAGTCACCAGCATCACGATGTGCTGCGGTGCGGAAAGTTTTGTTTACTGTGATTGTTGTAAACACAGTTTGTGGAACCAAGAATGCTGGATCAATTTGATCTGCTGCAGCACGTTGAGCAGAATGACGAGTCGGAAGTAACTCAGCAAAACCGCGATCGAGTGTTTGTAGAAACGGAAATGACAATTTAAATTTATCGTATGAGTGCTGTGTATAAGCAGTAGCACGACCGTATGGAATACGAGGATAACGATCAAACCATCCAGCAATACCTGACAATACTACGTTTGCATAAGTGGTGTCCGAAATATATGTTTCTTCAACACCACGTGCTTCTTCTTTGCGTTGTTTGATTGGCATCTTAATGGCTTTCTTGAGCCACTTCTCAAAATCAAATTCATCCTCTTTGACCTTTGCGCTCAACCAAACAAGACCACGTGATGATCCTGCATCAGAATATTTTTCTCGCAGCAGTTCTACTTCTTGAGCGACATCAACTTTGATGACAGAATTTTCTGGTTGCTTCTTAAAGAACTCAAGAACACGCAATTGAAACTCAGTTGCCCATTCACGACCGCCACACTTCTCACCTTTTGGTCCAGCAGCAAGCCCACGATTTTGAGTTGGTGTTGCTGCTTCACGCAAGCCAGCATATGCATCATCTTGCTGCTGCTTGCTGAAATAGTTTTTGCGAAATTTAAATGCAACGTTACTTTCATCTTCGCTGTGAAGATAGCAATCTGTGTCCTCATTGATTACTGTATCAAAATGAGATTCGTCCAAGAATTGACCGAGCAAATGCTCACAATCAATTTTTGTTTTTGCGATAATTACTTTGGTCATATTTTTCTCCTGCTCATGATATTATATATCCAGAAGAATTAAATGTCAAATGAAACTGTGGGGGCATTGCACCCCCACAGAACGTTTTTCAGTTTTTGAGAATTGGCTGATTAGCCATTCATCGAAACGCTGATGGCGTTACGATAGAGGGTCTTGCGAGCGCGAGCAATCTGACCACGATCGAGATACTTCTCGAAAGCAGCCGAAGGATTGCCTAGGCGATACGCAAACACCTTCTCACCACGCGAATTGGTCACGCGATTGGTGTATACAGAGATACCCTCATTGCGTGCACGATAAGCGAGATCAGCAGCATTGTCGACCTTGAACATAGCACGAACCTGACGGCTGGTGACTGTGTTGCCATCGGCAAGATAGCTGACAAACGAGTTAAGTGCAGTTGACATATAATATACCTTCACAAAAAAACCCCTTCAATAATATTGCAAAGTTGGGGCTTGCCTTGCAATATATCATTTATTGTACTACAACAAATGACAAAAGTAAACTATTGGGGATTTCTCTCAGCAAAAGTTTGCATCCAAGTCAACAAAAGATTTTTGGCTTCAGTTCTTGAGACACCAAACTCTTCGACGATATATGGAGCAGCACCAAACATGTTAGTTGCACCAGAGTCACGAAGATCATCGAGAAAAAGATTCGCTTGTTCTTGCAATGTAAGAGGCATACAATTCTCCATTAAAACGGCATTTCTTCATGAATAGAAGTCGCAAGAGTCTTGGCGACACGATCAATAATTTGCTGCTCAGTCAATCCTGAACCCTGATGCTCTACCATATCCATGGCAGTCAGCACCATTTCTTTTGTTTGATCAAACTTGGTCACGCGAACGATAAGATTGCCGCTGTTCGGATCATTGATCGCTTCTACTGAAAAATCATTCTTCGGTGCTGGAGCAGTTGCTTCCGCATCAACCTTCGTGTACAGATCCAAGAACGCAGTCTTGGTGTCAGTATCGAATCGGTTCAAGCACATCTCAATTGCCTTCAAACGATTGTTGAAGATAGAAAATGCCTTGCTGATATGCACGAGTCGACGAGTCGAGATAATCTCGTCAACCGCACCGTCTGAATAAGACTTGCGGATGACTTCAGCCCACGTGATCAATCGCTCAATGAACACTGCGTCAGTCAGACCAAGTTCAGCAAAATTCTTCTCAAGAATCTTGCGCTCAGTGGCAGCAGGGGGATAATCCTGCTCAACAGTCACAGCGAAACGCTCGAGGAATGCTTCGTTGAGAATGTTCGTGCCAATGAATCGACCGTCATCACTGCCTTTGCCCTTCGTGTTTGCAGTCGCAAGCACAGTAAAGCCAGCAGCAGGATGCACAACCTCACCAGTCTTCTTGTCGAAGTATGGCTTGCCTTCAAGAATCGGTTGCAAGCAGAGGATATCCTCGGTGCCGAGATCACATTCATCGAGCAGAAGCACAGCGCCACGGCGCATCGCAGTGAGCACTGGACCTTCACGGCGAACGGTGCTGCCGTCAATCAACTCATACGAACCAATCAGATCAGACTCATCGGTGCGCTTCGTGATGTTCACACGAACCAACTCACGCTTGAGCGCAGCACACACCTGCTCAATCATCATGGTCTTGCCGTTGCCAGAAAGACCAGTGATGTAAATCGGATAAAAGATTCGCGAACTGATAATGTTCTTGAGGTCACTGTAAAATCCAAACGGCACATAGGTGCTGCTCTTTTGCGGAACAAAAGATTCAGTCACATTTTGCGCACGACGAGACGCAAGATTCACAACCTGCGCAATCGGAGCCATCGCAACTGCAGAAACAGATTGCTGCGCAGTCGGAGTCGCAACATCAACATTCTTCGGAAGAATGTTGAACGTATTTCGCGCAACCTTGCGTTCACGCAGAATGAAATACGGGAATTGCTTGACCTTGTTTTTCTCGAGGAACGTATTGAGTTCCTTCAGCGAGATCGTATCTTTGTCATAATGCGAATGCAATTTTTCAAGCATCGCAGTCTTATCAGCGAGAGAATAATTCGGCTTTCTCATTTCATCAAACTCCATCACAGAAATACATCATATAAGACTATTATCGCTCAGAAACACACAGAAAACAACAGTAAAAACTCTAATAGAATCAACAACTTACGCTGCCCACTTCAAACTCGCTGAGATTTCCTCGGCGAATTGAGTAACCAGAGCACGGCTGGACTTCTTGCTGTTCACAGACTTGGAGAATTCATTTGCCATCTTGTTCTTGGTCATACCAGCATTGATCTGCATTTTTTCTTCTTGAATGGCACCATTCGAAGACTGAATGTAGAAGTATTGATCATAACCAAGATTCTCAATCGCAAAGAACTTTTCTTCACGGAATTGTTTCTTGAGTTCACGAGACTCTTGCACACTTATCGTTCTGTTCCACTCGAGTTCACGGCAAACGCGAGTCACATCGTTCTTGTTTGCAAGAAAGAAACCAAGATGTTTGCAACCAGTCACTTCACGAACCAATTGAGTCATGATAGCCTGAATGCTGCCATCAACACGAATCTTCTTTTTAGTCTTTTTGTCGACCAGATAGATTACACCATTGCGAGTCCACGGCAAAGAGATGCCCTCATTACCATCACCATCAGTCAGATAGATGACATTGACAACATCCAACTTATGCTTGGCACGAAACTTATTGATCATGTCGCGCGAAGCAAGCAGAGTGTGTTGAAACGGAGTGCCATTCAAACCGAAACCAGAATCTTCCCAGTTGTAGTGGAAAGAACCATGATCACGATCTTCACTTTGATCACGATAATGACCACGCATGTATTCATTCGCAACAATGCAAAGATTGGTGAATGACTTGCGATAATCTTTCGGAGAAAGATTGGAACCAATCAAATGCTTCAGATGGAACGTGCTGCCATCTATGCTACCGTAACCATTTTCATTTGCAGTCGAAGCAATAAATTTCTCATTGCTACCATAAACCTGCGGACCACTTGAAGAATACGGATCATTGCTGAAGCCATAGACGTCAAACGGAATCTTCGCAAGACGGCAAAACGAAACCAGCACAAGGCATTGCTCAATCGTATTGCGCAGAATGTCAGACATCGAACCAGACATATCAACATACATGATCATGCCATGATTCTTACCTTTCGGCACAACTGAAATCTTCTTGAAGAGATCATTTGTAAACTTATATTTGTGCAAGACATTCATGTTCAGTTCACCAGTCTTGGCAGTCTGAACACGTGCATAATCCGACGCTTTCTTGCGCATCTCAAATTCCTTGAGAATATGCATGATAAACTTCTTGTTGTTTGCATTGAACTTGCGAACACACTTGGCTGCAACAGTCTCATAGGAGATTTTGTTGCGACCATAATTCAGATTAGGATCAGCAATTTGCTGACGCAACCATTTCTCAAGATCATTCATCACAACATGATTTTGCAAAATGATCTTTGTCAGATCTGCTTCAGGCAATTCAATCATATGAATTTCGCCAGTCGCATTGATCAGTTCCTGCTCACGTTGACGGAAGTTGCGATCAGTTACAGACTCTGGCTCTTCATCTTGCTGATCGCCACCAGCATAAGAATCAGAATGAGAATCAGACTTTTCTTCTGACTCATCGTCAGATTCTTCTTGCTCAGAAGAAGATTCAGCATCTTCACCGTCAGACTCTTCTTCAAGTTCAGACTCTTCATCTAACTCTTCGTCTGACTCTTCATCATCAAAGTCTTGAAAATCAGACTGCTCTTCTTCACGCTGCTCTTGAATTTCTTCTTTCAGATCATCCATGTTATTGATCTGAGACTTTTGTTCTTCTTTCTGCTGTTTGCAGTAAGCATAAACTCGCCGCGCAACATCAACAACCTGATCCCAAGTCTCAGCATTGTCGATGTCAATCAAAAACTGACGCTCATCATCGTTGAACGCAACAGGAATATGCGCACCCAACTTGTAGCGAATATTGATGCGATCGATTAGATTGAGTTTGTTGGCATCGATGTTCTTGATACCAAAGAAGTCACGATCATAGAGTGACTTGTAAGCAGCAGAAAAAGATTTTGCGAGTCCAGGAAACTTGCGCTTGACAAGTTTCTCAATACGTGCATCTTCGATGACGTTCAAGAAATCCTTGAACTTACCGAGTGGCTTGCCGTTCTCATCATGAATGGCAGAATGCCAACCTTGCGCTGGAGTATTAAGTGCATGACCGACTTCGTGACCCATCAGCAAGTCATACAAATGACCGTCCATATCTTTCCAGACAGGACAGACAAGAGTGCGTGACTTGAGGTCGAAATATGCGGTCTTGGTTTTTTGGTGCGAAACTGTAATATTCTCGGCAGCGAGAAGTTTCGCAAGTATTGATTTTGAGGAGACTAAATTCGTATTCATACAACCATTATCCCTTAAAAATCAGGAAAAGGCAACAGGTAAAAACCCTATATGAATCAATAACTTACGAAGGGGTCGGATTATATACAAATTTCTCAGGTGTTTTTATCTGTACTGGCGCTGTGTCAACGCCAACGATCTGTATTTTTGGTTTCTGTTCTGATTGTTGCTGTTTCTTTTGCTGTTCTGCTAATTCTTGCTGCCTTGCATATTGAATAGACGCTTCTCTCATCTTCTTCAAATTCTTTTTAATCTTGCGCTTTGCTTGTTCTAGTTTGATATGACTAACCTGATCAGTATACATGATTCCATCTAGATGATCAATCTCATGCTGAATGCAAACAGCAGTCAATCCAGAAAACTTTTCTTCCACCCACTGACCACCAACTGCTTGAAACTTAACCTTAATCCATTCTGATCGATCAACATTTAGAAATAATCCAGGATATGATAAACATCCTTCTTGATATTTTGATGGCACTGCTGAACGTTCAGTAATCTCTGGATTGAATAATGACCAAACTTCATCACCCATATTAATTACACAAACACGATCTTTTAATCCAACTTGATTTGCAGAAAGACCAAGACCTTGATACTCACCCAACGTTGATGCTAAATTGAATGCTAACTTTCGAGCATATTCAAAGTCATCATGCGTTTCAAGTTTGACAGGTACAGTTGGTTGTCTTAAAATTGGATCATAGAAGTCTACAAGTTTGTAGATTTCAACTTCCATCATTTCATCTTTATAAAATCTAATTTTCTTCATTATAATACCATTTGCGAGAAGTTTTTTACTTTACCAAATCGAATTGTGTGTTTGAATTTATCAACCATTTGATCAGATTTATGCGTAATCACAAAGACGTTTGTGCCTTCGTTCATCATATTTATCAACTTCATAAATTCTTCTGTGCCATTGATGTCAAGAGAACCATCAAAGACCTCGTCGAAGATGAGCAAATTCGTATTGACACTGTTCTTCAGTTTGGCGACCGATCTCCACGTGAATAACAATGCTAGATCAATACGTTTCTTTTCACCCTCTGAGAAGTTTTCATAACTGAAATCATCTCGGTGACGAGACTTGATGGTCTCCTTGAACTCCTCGTCAATATTAAAATTGACAAAGAAGTCCATCGCAGCCAAATACTTGTTAACCAGTTTGTTGATAACTGGAACGTACTGCTTAATGATTTTCGACTTAATCCCGCCATCTTTAAGCAACTGCGCGACAATATCATAGTTCTGTGTTTGTTCTGATACTGATTTTCTTTTTTCGTTAAATGCTTGTAATGCGTTCAATAATTCCTTTGATTGTGCCTTGAACTCATCGCTCATGGCTGGTTTGCTTTCTATCTCGGCAATTTCATCTTCAAGTTTCTTAATATACTTTCGCATCTGACTGCGAGAAGTATTGTTACGCACAAGATCTTGTTCGAGAGTCTTGAGTTGTTTTTGAGTTGCTTTGATAGTATTGATTCGTTGTAGAACGGCATCGCTTTCTTCCTTTAGTTTGTTGAGCCCTTCATTGAGTTCTGTGATTTTACTATTGCATGTATGGACTTTTTCTTCTTTATTATTGATCGCCTGATCGCAGGTTGGACAAGTCGAATTTACAGAATAGAACTCGATGTCTTTCTCGAGTTTCTGAATATTGCCTTCGATCTTTGCTTCAAGTTGATTGAGTTTATTAAATCGTTTTGTCGTAAACTCTTCATCATTTGTATCATTGACTAACTTATCAATTTGAGACTCAATGACTGTTGCTTCTTCTACTAATGCATTTAAAGAAGTTTTATTTTCTTCTGCTTCAAGTTTTTTAGCATCTACAATTTCTTTTGTATTCTTTTTAAGTTCATCAAGATGTTTTTTGTGTAACTCAATTTTGTCTTTGGTATTATCAATTTGTATTTTTAATTGTGTTGCTTCATCTTTCAAACCATGCAATTTATTTTTTACAATTACATTCATTGAAGAAAAGATTTGAATATCAAGCAAATCCTCAATCACAGTTCTACGGTCCGCAGCAGACAACTGCATGAATGGAGTAAAGTTTGTTGATCCGAGAATCACAATCTGTGTAAATGATTTATAATTCATCTTGAGGATCACTTTCTCAAGATAGTCTTGATAGTCTTTTGATTTGGCGTCTTGATTCAATAGATCGCCATTGACATATATCTCAAATGTATTTGGTCGAATGCCACGAATGACTTTGTAATTAATTTTGCCAATTCGAAATTCAATCTCAACAGTGCAATCTTTTTCGTTGATTGAATTTACAAGTTGTGGCTTGTTGATATTTCGAAATGGTTTGCCAAACAGCGCAAACGTAATGGCATCTAAGAAAGTTGATTTTCCTGCACCGTTTTCACCAACAATGAGTGTGGTTGGATGTTCACCAAGATCAATCTCAGTGAACACATTACCAGTAGAGAGAAAGTTCTTGTATCGAACTTTAGAAAAGAATATCACACAGTCTCCATCGACAATGCTTCGTTATATACATCGCGCAGAACAGTTTTTATTTTATCTGATTCTACTGGCAATGTCAAGCCATCGACATACTTGTTTAGAATTGTAATTGTATCTTCTGCCTGATCGACATCGACTTCAACATTGTCAGTTATATCAGAGAAGTCTTCGACGACCGAAACTTCAAGTGGAGCAGCCTTTGTAATTGAATCGATCAATGTATCAAACAAGAACGAATTGTTTCTTTTCTCAACAACAATCTTGAGAAATTTGCCAGTCAAATAAGAATAGTCAGCATTTACAATATCATTATAGAACATATCATCGTCATTATACTTGATCTTGTAGAACATCTTCTCAGGATTTGGTATAAAGTTAAGTTCGCGAGTCTCAGTGTCGAAGATATGAAACCCACGTTCATCGTTATAGTCAGCCCAAGTCATTTCTCCAGGAGTGCCAACGTATACAATACTGCCATTGTTACTTCTATGATGAAAATGTCCAGAGAGAACAAGATCATACTTGTTGAGTGAGTTTGGATCCATACCATCGTGGCAAATATTACCACGATCCATTTCGAATCCAGAAAGTTCAAAATGACCAAAGCAAAGATGATTTGAACTTCTTTTGATAAAATCCATCACCTCGAGTTCATTATCTTTGCAGATCCATGGAATGATATCAACTCCCATCCACATCGATGGTTTGTCATAAAGAATCACATGATCTTCATAGTCTCGCAAAAGCAGATCAGGCGAGTTTACCTCGAGAGTGTTCTTGAAAAAGATATCATGGTTGCCGAGTAGAACACGACACTGAATATTGTGCTTTACCAGTTGATCAAAAAAGTAACGACGGCAAAGAGCAAGAGACTGAAAAGAGATATACTTGCGACGATCAAATAAGTCACCCAACTGAAAGATGGTGGTAATTCCATTTTGCACCAAATAAGGAAAAAATGTTTTTGTATAGAACTCACGATAATGATTATGAAAGGCGATACTGTCTCCTCTCATACCAAAATGACAATCTCCAAGTATGGCTATTTTCATACGGCAACCTTACACTTATCAAAATGATATCTACTCATATTACCTCCAGCACCGACCAACCCACAATGCGGACAAGTTTTTTGTTTTCTTGGTCCTCTCATAGCCAACATAGTTTTTTCTCTCAATAGTGGATCGCTCCATTGAGCGATTGCGGTTTTTCTAGAAGTATTAGCCCATTTTTGCGGATCTTTTTTGATACCATGCTCAAATGTTCTCCCCTTTCTCCAACCTTCTGGGATAGTTTCCCTTGGATCTATATAAGAATTTTCTTTGCCATCAGTAATCCAAATCATCCCAGAAACATAATCGGTTCCACCCAAAACACTATCTTCTGGAATATGATCTAGTTCCTGATCGCTGGATGCAATGCTTTCTTGGAATTCTATGTTTAGAATTTCACAAAATCGTTTGGCTGATTGGTAGGTATAAATAGACATGCTGGAATACTCCTTTACAGTTTCTAGAGCAGGTGGATGTTGACGCATCGCGACCTGCACTTCTATTTATATCATTTGCTATCTTCATCTACAAATTTCTCTATGCCTGCTCGCTTTGCTTTCTTGGCTTTGCGTGCGTTTTCGTAATTGACAATGAACTCGGAAATATTTTCATACAACTCGAATTGGCGGAAAGTTCCATCTTCATTCTCATTGAGTTCGAACTCGTCGAGTATTCCAGCAGTCTCAGTTGATTTGTATTTGACATAAAGTTGTTTCTTCTCTTTCTGAATGCGACGTAAGAATGCATAATATACTATTTGAGTGAAATAGGCAAATGGATTGCTTGATTTACTTGGATCAAAATTGTCAACGTACATCACGCAGTTTTCGATTGCATCAGCAACCATCTCATCACGAAAGGTATATGACAAGAAATTGGGCTTATGTGAAAGATTTTCAGCAATCTTCATGAAACACTCAGCCACATATCGTGGTATTTGCGGCTTTGGTAATCCAGCACGTTTTGCTTTTCGTATCGCTGTACGATACGCTGTCATTTCACGAAGAAAATCTTTGTTATTAATATAATGATTCTTTGCCATATTAGTGTACTGGTTTATCCTTTTTGTTTGCCATTGCTTCTAGAATTGAAACAACCTTGCGAGTTTTTTCTATAACTTCTTCTTTTTGTTCATCACTCATTTCACTGTTTGGTGATCGAATTTTTGCAACATTGTTATAAAAGAATTCACTGATTTGTTCATATTGCTCATGAAACTCTTTGCGAACTGGTGTCACAAAAATAACATCATCAAGTTTAATTTCTACTTCTTGAAGATCAATCACTGACTGTGGAAGATATTCTTGAAGAGAAAGAATTTGCCGACCTTCATCGAAGATTGTTTCTACTTCAATTCGTAATGGTCTTTCAATTGTGAGAAATTCATTTCCATAAGTCACATAACCAATTAAATCATCGAATGTGCTTCGAGTGCGAACAAACTTCAACTCTGGTTTTTCTAAATTCTTTTTTCTTGGCATTAGTTTATCCTTACGTTATTGGTTGTGAAAGGAAATTTTTCTTCACTATAGATCTTCACTCGTTCCTCATAATGCTTCAATGTGAAGTTTGTATAAGGACCATAACGCAGATCATCAGCAAGATCATAAAGTGTAGCAGCGTCTTTGTTTTCACCCAAACGTAGCACACGACCGATTGATTGAAGAGAACGAATCTTACTCTTTGTTGGAGAGGAGAATACAATATTATGTAGGTTACGGATATTAACGCCTGTAGAAAACGTTCCGTAACTTGCTACAATGATCGCGTCGTTTTCTTTTTCAGTGATATGTCTCACTGCTTCACGATCTTCTGCTTCAACCCCACCATGAATAAAAAAGACTTTGCGATTGCCGCATTTCTCTTTAATCAGATCGAATAATATCTTACCGTGTTTTTCGACATAAGTAAATAAAATTAGACTATTTCCTTTTAAATTAATCGCAAGATCACAGATAAAGTTATTGCGACCTTCATGTTGTGTAAGGAAATTCATTTCATCAGGATAAGTAAATCCTTTGATAGATTTGCAAACAACTTCAGGATATTTCAGCACAATACACTTGATACTAAAATTAGCGAGTTGTTTTCTCTCAATCAATTCTTTTGTGCTAATTACTTTAAACACTGGACCAAACAAACCCTCAAGGACTAGTTTGTTTACTTTTGAGTCGTCCAGTGTACCTGTTGTGCCAATACGCACATCGCAGTTGATAAGTTTAGTCATGATAGAAGTCAATGACTTGGCTTTGAACGTATGCGCTTCGTCGCCGATAATAAAATCAAACTGCGCAAAATACTTCTTTGGCATCTCATAGATTGACTGCCATGTAGAAATGATCAAATCACTATCAGGGATTTTACTTTCACCACCAAAAATTTTCTGACAATACTTGTCTACATCCCAGCCATTATTGCTGGAATAATTTTTAAAGTCAGAATGCATCTGTGTGACAAGATTGATTGTCGGAACAACAAGCAATCCTCGCTTCTTACCTGTATTCAACAGGTGGCGAATCATCATGTAAATGATTAATGATTTGCCTGATGCGGTTGGTGAAATGAGTACAGTTCTCTTTTTCGTAAGTCCGACGCTAGAAGCGAGATACTGATAATCTCTCGGCTCCATCGGAAGTGATAAAGCACTCGCAAGATTCTTTGTATCGATCGGGTAGACTTCCTTGTCTTCATCTATAACCTCGAATGTATAATTCTTTTGCTTACAGAAAGTCTTTATATAGCCAATCAGTCCAGCATAAATTTGCTTCGTGCGTAAGTTGAGCAGACGTATCTTCCCATCCCAATGTCGATTACGAAACGCTGGACTGAATTGATACCCTGGAGTCGAAAACGTAAAGAACTCAGACATCTCTTGAAGGACTGAATCTTCAGCATGAACCTGCGCATAGATATTATCCACCTTTTCAACAGCAACGTGATCAATCATCGAGCACCTTGAATGAACTTCTCCCAGCCCATGTACTCTTTCAATTGCCAAGTGCGATTATTTAATTCCTTCATGACGTTGGTGCAAAAACTTGCAGACTCTTCATGATATGCTTTCTTGCGCTTCATTTTGTTTAGATCTTCATCACCGTCAAGATAAACAGAGATATCTGACTTCAGTGTAAAACGAAATGGTTCCCAACCAAGTTTATCTAATTCTTCTTGATCCAATTTACCATTGTAATACATCCATTTCAATCGCTTGAGTTTGTCGTATTCCAATCCTGCTCGTTTGGCTGCAAGATTGTGAAGAGAAAGATATTTGTTATATTTGTTATGCAACAGAGGAATGCGCAGAATCTCTTTGCCAGGTTCCGTTGTATCTACTTCGGAATCCTTTTCCCATTGCAACATTAATTCTTCAAGCGGAGGTGTTTCTAATTTCATACATCGAATTATACATCATTACGATGTAAAAAGCAACCATAGCAAGAGTTGTCTTACAAGACTTGCACTAGTATAATCAGTATGTCGTTGTTAACGATACTATTCTATTACTTCTATATCGTAATAAGAGAATCTAAAAGACGCATCACACGTCACTGTTGTCTCTGCGTTGTCACCAACATTAAATGCGATAGACCCCAAATAGCAAGGAAACATATCGCGAAATTTAACACGATATCTTGGATTGTTTTTGTTTGAATAAATCGTAAGAGCACCGTCAGTATATACGACTGGTCTTTGATTTGTCGACAAACTTTGTGTGTATGATGATCGTGTAGTTTTTGCAAGTTCAATATATTCTTTATAGTCAGTTGGGAACGTTGCTGCGCGAATCCAATCGTGCAATTCCAACCATGAACTTAAATCTTCACTTACAAGAAATGATATGTTGTAAGTGTCATAGATTGCCTTTTCTCCTGGATGAAATAGATCAATAAATGGAGTGTTTCGCACAATTTCAGTGAGCGAAATTCCAGGAACGTTTGCATTTTGACAGAAATAAGTTAGATT